ACCCCCCGTTTTCCTCCAGGATCGGCATCAGGTAGCCCCATGAACTCGGCTGCGAGATCGCATACTCCGAGAACACCAACCCTACCGGAGGGCTACCAACTAGGGAGTTGAAGTTGTCGCTCCCTACCAACTGGAACGTGCTTCCGCAGTGGAACTCAATCATCATCTGCTGGTCAAGTGTCCTCTTGCGAATCTCCTGCGGGAACGCCCTATCTATCCGCTTCTTGCCCGAGTGACCGTCAATGGCGTCCCACATGCTCTTACGCGCCTGGCTGTACTCCGGCAACATGTACCAGTAGTTCCCCACCCGCTCATGGGCAGCACACGCGGTATGGTGCAGGAATACCTCATCCTTGCCGGCTCTCCGGTGCCACTTAGCCACCGCCCTCTTACCCCCACCGCTCAGATACTCCCACAACTCCCTCTGGTACGGTCGGGGAGTCCATTCATGTGGGAGCGATATTGTTGTCATTCCGCGATTCTAACCACTGTCGGGGCCATTTCATAGACGTTGTTCGCCGCCATCGGTGTCCCGTCACGGCATATGACCACCTGTACTGACCCCCCACCGACTTCCTTCTCGGCACCATATCTGCGTTTATTCCACGCCTGAAGTTCAATCTTCCTGACATTCACCCTCAGCGTGGAGCGTTGCACGTCCTCTACAGAATCACCTTCCCCATCAGCAATAGCCTTCATGTCCTCCAAGACAGCTTCCGTACCAATCTCCCTCGCTTCCTCGTACCGCTTGTTGCGGTCAGGGTTGCTCTTGACCCATGCCATGAAACGACCGTAGGACAGGTTACGGGGGTCAGTGCGAATGAAGTGCGTACCAGAACGCCCCTCGATAATGTGGTCAAGGAAAGATTCGAAAACAGTCTCATGTACCAGTCGTTGCAAATCACGCTGGTCTCTGGTTGTCGGGTACGCGGGTACTGTGAGCCACGCGGGGAGGGGTTCACTCATGGACGGGGTTGTATCATGAAGTGTGACAGTGCGTCAAGGTGTGTAGGAGGCAAGAGAATCATTGAATCTCCATATTCAAAAATAACGGGGTAGCGGATTCGTGGGTGGAGCCGTGCAGCTAGGGACCCGAAACAGTACCCCCCGGCCTGCCGAACATACCCCCCCACCCCTGGGTCGCCCGATGCAGGCAGCAGGCAGCTAGCGCACCGAGCAGCACAGGGAGCCAGGGGAGCCACAGCATCCGTGATGCTCATGTCCTATCATGACACATGGATACCTCAACCAGTCCCGAGCATCCTCGATGCTCAATGAATATAAGCATCTGCCTATCTAGGTTAGTGGTTACTAACTGTGACACGGGAATCATTGATGCAATGATTCTTTGATACTTGATGACAAACGCATCAATATCAATGAATCATTGAAGGGTGACACTTGAGACAAGAATCAAAGAGTCTTTGGTTAGTGGTCACTAACTGTGACAAACGTGAGTCGTGCACGTATATATAAAAGTTGATCCATTCCAATAGAAAATCAAAGATTCCATGTTCCCAGAGAAGAAAATACATATGCGGCCCCTATGGTACGTTTGTCACGTCTCAAGATAATCGTTGATCCATGCAAATAGTTCTTGACTAATTCTGTTCAATCAACTATTCTTTGATCTAGCATCACTCACAACCACTATAACGAAGGGGTACGAAATGCGTAAAATAATCGCGATTGCCATTGCGGGTACAATGTCTCAAACAAGCAAAATGCCTTCTAAAAGCTTTGGATTGCCCACATCAGTGTGTAACGTGGGCGGAAAGCTTCGCACTATTCCGGGTTCAGCATGTTTTGGTTGCTATGCTGACAAGGGTTTTTACAAGCTCTATCCCACGGTAGCGAAGAGCCAAGAGAATCGCTTGTCTCTGCTATTGGCATCGTTGGACGATGCCGGAAAAGCCCGTGATTGGATTGATGCCGTCAAAACATTGATCGGGGAAGACCTGTTTTTCCGCTGGCATGATAGCGGGGACTTGATCAATGATAGGCATTTGAGCTTGATCGTGCAGGTAGCCTTGGAAATGCCTTCAGTCCAGTTTTGGTTGCCGACTCGCGAGAAATCCCTTGTAATCGATTTCATCGCGAAGCATGGTGCGTTCCCTGAAAATCTGATAGTTCGCTTGTCGGCCCCAATGCTTGACGGTTTACCTTGTGCGGGTAAATCCGGTTTAAACACTTCCACCATACATCTTGATGGCGAAGCGAACGGTTTTGAGTGCGGCGCTCCAGCTCGCGGAGGATACTGTGGCGATTGTCGAGCGTGTTGGAATCGCGACGTCGCGAATGTTAGCTACAAGTTTCATTGAAGGGGGTAATCATGACACAGCAACAATTTCACCACCTAGCTAGCCGGATAATCACGCATGAACAAACGGGCGATGTCGTCAAGCAGTGTTATTGGTTTAAACACTTTGCTCGGTTGATTTCGTTGGTGCGCAATCAAAACATTTACGGAGGATAGGACCATGAAGCTACTATTCCGCGACACCGGGCCGCTTATGCCCTATTCAAACCGCGTGTTCAATGCCTTGTATTATCGCTATCGGGCTGGCGTTGCACAAACCTATATAGACTCACGCAATGCAGGTAAAACGTGCGTTGCCTCCGTTATAGCGGCACGCGACTATGCAAAGGCAAGGGCCGCATAATGCTACACACCATCGCCGCTTTAATCGCATTGCTGGTCATCATCCTCCGAAACTGATAACCTAACGATTCCCCCTGCCGGCAGCAATGCCGGCTTCGCCCCGACGTGCTTATACCGTCGGGGCTTTTTCTTTATTCTGCCAGGGGTGGCCGATACTTCTTGCCGATACTTGCGATGATATGGTCCTTGATACGCGCACGGGCTGCGCGCACTTCCTGCTTATAGGACTCGTTCTGAGAGGCCACCACGGGGTTTATGGCCCATTGGATAGACCTGTTGTCATGCTTGACCTTGCTAACCCAGCCAGCGCCTTCTAATAGCTCCATACTCTCTTGCAACATGACGTCCACTGCCTGGTGCGTATGTTTCTCTACTTGGCGCCGTGCGGAGCGGCGGAGTTCCGACAGTGTCACGGTCGATGCGTCACCGGACATATGGATGATCTGCTGGATGACCCAGTGATCCATGCTGCCGTTGTCGATACCTGCGATTTCCCCATAGGCGTAACGCATGGCCGGGACGATGTAGGACTGGACGAGCTTGACGACATTAGCGACAGTGTTAGCTGCTACGTAGGGGCTGTAAGGGTCGGTTAGCAGGTGGAACACAAGGATTAACCGGCCGGTGGTGCCTTCGATCTTGCCCAGGGCTTCCGTGTACATTGGGGACGCGTTAAGAAGCCGCTCATCGTGCTTGACGGTCAGATACCAATCCTGGAACGCACGGAACGCGGTAAAGGCATCAGGGGATAGTTCGTAGTCTGTTGCCGGGAGCGCGTAGATTTGCCGGATAGTCAGATTGTATTCCTGCTGGCCTATCGGGTCTTCCTTGGTATGGTCATTTTTAACGTCGCTGAATGAGTCGCGCAGGATGCAGAAAATAAACCGTTGCAGGAGGCCATCAGCGGATAGCGGTTCGATATTGGAGCGCAAGACCCTGGGTTGCATGTTGCCGTAGATTGCCAAGGCGAAGTGATCGGCACTTAAGTCGCCATCGGTTTTGCCGTCGCCCTGTCGGTCAAGCGTGAGGCGGTTGCAGTCATACCCCTTGACCCAGGTTGATCGATCCTCGCTGGTGTTGGCCGCACCGAGCTTCTTCGCCCAGCTTGCCATCTCGTCCAGGTGGCCGAGTAATCCTCGTGGACGCTCTGCGCTCATGCGGGCTAGCTTTTGGGACGTGATGTCATCCACGGTCATGCGCAACTTGGTGGGCCGCGGGGTCTGTGCTGCCACGGTCGGCATGACCGAGTAGTCCACGTGACCATTGACGGCGTTTAACGGGTCGCCTGATGCGGCGAGATATGCCTTCTTCGATGAGGCGTAAGCCGCCTCCTGCGCCTCCCACTTGAGCAACTCTGCGGCATACCTGGGGCGGTCCTCTAGTTCCAGGTCGATCAGAGGGGCGAGCATGGGCTTTGACCCTGGGGACTTCTTGGCAGAGGGTGAGCCTATGGTCATGAGCCAGAGCACCGGGGGGACGTACCAGTTCGCCATCAGGTGCAGGCGGATACGGGCGTCAGCAGCAGCACAGGCAGCACCGAGGCCGGCGAAGATGGACACTAGTGGGTCGCAGGCCATCTCGGGTGACAGGGTAAGGGCGCGCTTGACGAGGATAGGGGGGAACAGGGATATATCGCACTCAGGAGGTTGTATGGTCAGTGAGTCGATAAGGTGAGTGGCCTTCTTCGGTTCCACTTGTGAGAACAGGTGGGTGACATCAGGTAGGGGGCGCTTCCAGCCGTACTGTTGTGCGATGTGGAACAATGTCCCGGTCTTAATGTCGCCGTCCTTGAACGATCTCCAGCAGTTCTGTATGTCTTGATCACCCTTGTACTTGGTGCCGAGGGAGGACCACTCTTGCCACACTTGCAGACCGACAACGGGGTCCGCAGAGTGCAGGGCCATGCCAAGGTGTATCCACTCCTCGCGGGACACGTCAGGACTGATGCTGTCGAGGGCTGTGCGCATCTCGTCCCATGAGGCGTCCACCGCGCCCTTGATGCTGATGGTGCGCTGTTGATCCTTGTCAAGCAGGCGTTGCCAGTAGTCCAGGAGGGGTTGCGGGATGGTGGGGAGGCGTTGCCAGTTGCCTTTTCCACCCCATTGGTACGGACGCTGTGTTGAAGGATGCGTGGAGGGAGGGAGGACACATTGCGTGGTAAGGCCGTTCGCAGTGGCACAACGCAACTCGAACATCGTCTTGTGTTGCCCCTCATGATGGTACGTGAGGCGCTTGGTGGTGAGGGCCAGACCGAAGGGCATTGCGTAGAGTAGTTTGCCGTGTCCGGGGTTGCCGCTCTCGATGGTCACAGCATCCGGCGCATCGTAGAGTTGCTGGAGGTCGATGCCGTGTTCAGCGAGTGCAGCGAGGGCATGAGGCCACTCGTCTATGTCCAAGGCCATCGTGCCGCTGTAGGCGTGAGCCAGTCCGACTCCATGCCCTGCTGGTATTCGGTTCGGGTCGGTGATGGTGTTCTCTATCTTGTTCCACCCCGGTGTTCGCGGCCCCTTGCCGCCCGGTGCGATGGGGACAAGGTGCCAGCCTGCCCTGATGTACGGGTCGAAGGATACGGGCAGGTTTGAGACAGGGAGTGCGCTCATTTGTAATTGTTCTCCGAAATTGTTGTTGACATGCTATTCATTATCGTGTTCCAATGCAATCACTTTCTGCAAACAAGGAGCAAACACATGCGAACCAGGCTCGTCGCCTACATTGGAACAAGGGTCAGCAACGAGACTCGCAGTCTGTTTTACAAGAAGGCTAAGAAGGTCGAGAACATGGACGCAGCCGAAGTCCTGCGTACTCTCGTCGTCGCTTTTACCGAAGACCGTATCACCATCACTCCCCCTGAAACGAAAGGAACCCTGAAATGAGCAATGAAAAACTTGTCCTGACCATCGCTGAAGCAATCCTCGCCAATACCCGAGTCCTGCAAAGCCTGGTCGATACGCTGCCGAAGGCAACTCAGGTGGCAATCGCTGACCAAGTGGTCAAGGCTACTCCTGTTACCCCTGCCGCTCAAGTGGTCGCACCTGTCCCTGTCGCCCCGGTGGTGGCGGCTCCTGCACCCATCCCTCCCCCAGTAGCCCCGGTTATCCCTGTCCCGGCGGCTGTAACGATCCCTGCCCTTCCGGTTGTCCCTCCGGTTGCTGTTGCCCCTCCTATCCCAGTTGCGGCTGTAACACCTGCTGCGGCATCCCCTTCTAACCCTCCGTTCGTGGATCAGAAGGGCATGATCAAGTACGTGATGGACACGTACAAAGCACTCGGTGCTTCGAGGGGTGCTGATATCCAAGCGGTGCTGACCGGCATCGGCACGGCGAACATCAACGAGGTCAAGCCGGAGCACTACGCGGCTCTGTTCGCCGGCATCGAGGCGCTGAAATGACCACACACTCGAAACTCTCCCCGTCCGGTCGTCATCGGTGGGGTGCCTGCGCCGCCAGTGTCCGGGAGGAAGCCAAGTTCCCCGAGCAACCCTCTGGGGCCGCTGCTATCGACGGCACCCACACACACTCGGTGCTTGAGCATTGCCTGAAGAATGACCTTGCCAGCTCGAACCCGCTCATCGGCACCAGCATGTCCGACCATGAGGGGCTATTCACTATCGACGCTGACCGGGCCGAGCGGGTCAACTTCGCTCTCGCCTATGTCGATCAGCGGTGCGAGGAGATTGACGGCGGCGTGACCGTGTATGCCGAGCAGAAGGTTGATCCGGCTTACCTGATTGGTCGCAGTGATTGCTCTGGTACGGTTGATGTCACCCTGGTCGGAAACGATCTGGTCGAGATCATCGACTACAAGGACGGTATGGGGGAGGTCACTATCCCCAATCCGCAACTGGAGCAGTACGCTGTCGGGATCATGGCGAAGTACATGGCAGATGGCAAGCCGATCCACTCCAGGTTCCGCATGACGATCGTTCAGCCCAAGCTGCGCCTCAAGGGTCTGCAAGGTATCGTGTCCCATGAGGTCACAGCGGACGTGATGATGGAGATCGCCAAGAAACTGATGGTCGAGGCCGAGGCTACCGATGCTCCTGATGCTCCCTTCACTCCCGGTGAGACACAGTGCAAATACTGCCGCGCCAAGGGGTCATGTGCTGCGTTGACGGGTCAAGCGATGGCTGCTAGTGGGATAGCCTTCGCTAACCTTGACGTGGCGCAGCAAGCCGCTGACAAGGAGCCTGGCACCATGTCCGATCAGCAGATCAGGGAGATTCTGGAGGCTGCACCCCTGATCCGCCAGATGATCGAGGGTGTCGAGAAGGAAGCCCTGCGCCGCTTCGAGGCCGGTCAGGAGATTGAGGGCTTGAAGGCTGTCCGGGGGCGCGGTAGTCGCGCGTGGATGTTCCCTGACGAGGACATGGAGGGCAAACTCAAGAAGTTCGGTATCCCCAAGTCTGCCATGTGGGAAACCAAGATGGTGTCTCCTGCCAAGGCTGAGAAGCTGGTGTGGGAGAAGCGTGATGGCGAGAAGGTGCAGTTGTCGGATCGCCAGTTGAAAGTTCTCAGGGGCGAGTACATCAAGTCCTCCGAGGGCAAGTTGCAAGTGGTATCCGTGTCAGATGACCGACCGGCTGTTATACTCAGTGCGGTGTCGATGTTCGACGCTATCCCTGATCTTCCTGATTTTCTGAAACCTCTTAAGGAGTAATAACATGGCTGAAATCATTTTCGTATCGAATGCTCGTTTGTCCTTCCCGCACCTTGCTGAACCTCAGAAGCAGACTGACAAGATCACTGGCAATTCGAGGCTCACTTACAATTGTGACCTGATCCTTGAACCCAACTCCCCGGCGATTCAGGAGTTCATGGCGCGTTACCATGTCCTTGCTGTCGAGAAGTGGCAAGATAACGCCAACAATGCCATGCAGCAGATACAAGCCAACCGAAAGCAACGCTGCTATGGTGTCGGTGAGGAGAAAGTCGACTCCAAGACTTTTCAACCGCGTGGTGGGTATCAGGGTAAGGTCTATATCTCGGCATCGAACAAGAATATGCCGCAGATGATCCAGCAGGACGGTCGCCCCGCTGACCCTGCCAACACGATGGCTTGTCAGGCCGTTGCCCGGAAGATGTACGGCGGGTGCTACATCAATGCCGCCATCAAACCGTGGATTCAGCAGAATGATACCGGGATCGGCATCCGTTGCGACTTGATTGCTGTCCAGTTCTTCGCTGATGGTGAGGCATTCGGTGAAGGTGCTGCCGATGCGTCCGCGATGTTCGGTGCCGTGGCTGCGCCTGCTGCCGGTGTCCCCACTGCTGCCGGTATGCCGTTCCCTGCGTTCTTGGGTCTTCCGCAGTAAGTTGACAAGTAACGGGGGAAGCTAGTACAGTTCCCCCTGTGCTTGGCGGCACCTAATCGAGTAAATCCGGTTCTGCATTCTGCTCCTACTCGGGAGTCCGCCAACATCGAAAGATGAGAATGCAGAACCGGATTTTTATTTGGAGAATCGCAATGAACAACATGATCACAATGACCGATGAACAAACCATGTCGAGTCAAGAAATCGCTGATTTGCTTGAAGCTAGACACGACAAGGTAAAACAAAGTATTGAGAGGCTTGTTGAACGAGGTGTTATTTCCCAACCCCCAACGGGGAATGGGATTAAGTCGGCAAACGGTGTAGTGGTCAAAGAATATCGTATCGGAAAACGTGATAGTTACGTGATCGTCGCTCAACTGTCTCCCGAGTTCACTGCTCGGCTTGTAGATCGTTGGCAGGAACTTGAGGCGGGTACACCGAAACTGACATACTCACAAGCGCTCCGAAAATTGGCAGATGCTGTCGAGGCCGAAGAGATTGCAAAGAATCGCGTGACAACTCTCCAGATCACACTGGATCAAAATGCCGAGTGGTCGAGCGTCAAGAGGATGGAGAAACTTCACAAGTGTCGTTTCGATTATCACCCCCTGGTCGAGGCATCTCGCGTATTGGGTCATGAGCGGAAAGACGTGTTTGACCAGAACTATGGAACTGTCCGCGCCTATCATCGTGATGCTTGGTTCCACGCGTATCGTGTAGAAATATGATGGACATCGCGTATGATTTCGAGACCTATCCCAATTGCATAACCCTAGCCGCAGAGCATTGTGACTATCCAATCAGGTGGGCCTTCGAGATTAGCGACTACCGGGATGACTCGGTTGAACTGATCGAGTGGTGCCGGTGGATCGCTGACCAAGGGGGACGTATGGTCGGGTTCAACAACGTGGGATTCGATTATCCCGTTCTGCATACCCTTATCAAGATGGGTAAGGGGAATGCCAGGGTGCTGTATGAGAAGGCAATGGCGATCATCCATTCATCGGACGAGAACCGCTTCGCCCATATGGTGTTCCCGAGTGATCGTTTCGTTGAGCAAATCGACCTGTTCAAGATCATGCACTTTGACAACAAGGCCCGCGCCACCAGTCTCAAGGTCATCGAGTTCAACATGCGAATGGACAACGTGAGTGATCTGCCGTTCCCTGTCGGCACTCCACTGAACCCCGAGCAGATCAAGGTGTTGAAGGAGTACAACGCGCACGACGTGACCGCTACCAAGCGGTTCTATCACGAGTGCCTGCCGATGATCCGGTTCCGTGAAGAACTGACCGCTAAACACGGTCGGGACTTCATTAACCACAACGACGTGAAGATCGGCAAAGAGATATTCCAGATGGAACTGGAGAAGGTGGGCGTCACCTGTTACCAGTACGGACCTGATGGACGGCAACCAAAGCAGACCAAGCGCCCGACTATCGCGCTCAAGGACTACATACCAGAGTGGATCAAGTTTGAGACTCCCGAGTTTCAGAGGGTGCGCGATTGGATGGCGCAGCAGACCATCACGGAAACCAAGGGTGTGTTCAAGGACGTGATCGCTCACGCCTTCGGCCTTGAATTCGTGTTCGGTACGGGCGGCATCCACGCCTCGGTCGAGAACAAGATATATCGCGCCGATGACGAAATGATGATCTTGGATGTGGACGTCACGTCGCTATATCCGAGTATCGCCATCGAGAACGGCTACTACCCTGAACACCTGGGGCCGAGGTTCGTGCAGGTCTATCGTGACCTGAGAGCGCAGCGTGTCGGGTACAAGAAAGGTACTGCCGAGAATGCCATGCTCAAGCTGGCGCTGAACGGTGTATATGGTGCCAGTAACGATCAGTTCTCGGTGTTCTTCGATCCTCTTTTCACCATGAAGATCACTATCGGTGGTCAGTTGATGCTGTGCATGTTGGTGGAGCAGATTGCCAAGTACGGTGAAGTGATTCAGTGCAACACGGACGGGGTGACGATGCTGATTCCCCGGTGGTGCCGGCCTGCGTTCGACGCAACCTGCCGAGAGTGGGAGAGCCTGACCAAGCTAACCTTGGAGAGTGTCGAGTATTCGATCATGGCGATTGCCGATGTGAATTCGTACATCGTTCCCGGCAAGCGTAAAGGCCGCTACGAGTACGATCTAGAGTGGCACCAGAACCAGAGCGCCCTTGTGATCGCAATGGTAGCCGAGCAAGTCCTGCTGCACGGCAAGCCGATCCGAGAGACACTGGCGACCTACACCGACCCGCTGGACTACTGCCTGCGGGTCAAGGTTCCACGCAGCAGCAAGTTGCTCTATGACGAGGAGCAGATACAGAACACCACGCGCTACTACGTCGCCAAGGGTGGTGGGACGCTTATCAAGGTCATGCCACCGCTCAAGGGTAAGACCGAGTGGCGCAGGTTCGCTGTTGAGAAGGGATGGGGAGTCTGTGTCTGCAACAAGATCGAGGATGCCGTGATGCCTATCGACTATGACTACTACATAGCCGAGATCGAAAAATTGACCTTGGGGATGAAATGATGCTTGAGCGCGATATCGAAAAGAAAGTCAAAGAGTATGCCCGTAGCAAGGGATGGCTGGCATATAAATGGGTCAGTCCAGGACACAGCTTTGTACCTGACGGTATCCTGATTTCACCATCAGGTAAGGTGATCTTTGTCGAGTTCAAGCAACTCGACAAGAAACCATCGGCGGGTCAGGAGCGTGAGCATCAGCGGCTACGTCAGATCAAGGTACTGGTGTATGTCATCGACACGGTAGCGAAGGGTCAGGAGATGGTGAATGAGAACTCGTAACCCTGCATACGATTGTCGCCCTGAGCGTAAATGTGTTAAGTGTGGGGAGGTGTTCTCAGGACTTCGTTGTAAGTCGTGCGCTCGTAGGAATAAGAAGAAATACGTAGAATCTAATAGGGCTGCCATAAATGTATCTAACGCGACATGGCGAAAAAACAACCCTGAGAAGATGAAGATGTATATAAAGGATTGGGTTAAAAGAAACCCCGACAAACATAAGATCAGTGAAACTAAATCACGCGAGAAAAGAAAAACGCAACGAAATATCGAGGCACGGCGGTGGAGGCAACAACACCCAGACGAAGTGAAGAAGCAGTGGGTCATGTGGCGTATCAACAACGCAGAATATTTAAGAGAATATCGTAAAAAATATGCCGAGAAATATCCTGAAGTCGTTAGAGCGAGGAAACATGCTAGGCGTATAAAAGAAAAATCACTACCCTCTAAAATAAATCCCGACTACGTAAAATTCCTAATTGTGTATCAGAACATGATATGTAACTACTGCGGTATTATTATGGTTGATTACCAGATAGACCACATGTTACCGATTTCACGTGGTGGTGATAATAGTGACTCCAATCTACAATTGATATGTCCTACATGCAATCGTAAAAAAAGTTCCAAAACAGATAGTGAATTTAAGGAGTACCTAAATGCGACAGCGTAATCAACTCCATCCTTACCAGGAGAAAGCTGTCAATTTCCAATGTACTCGGTCGAACACCGCACTTTGGCTAGACCCTGGTTTGGGTAAGACGGCGGTAACTTTAACGAGTGTTGAATTTCTTATATCTATAGGTCATCTTAGGGCTGTCATTATTGTCGCACCGATACGTGTATGCCGACTCGTTTGGCGACAAGAATCACTTCGTTGGCAACATTTACAGCACCTGACGTTCAACATGGTCATGGGAACCAAAGACCAGCGTACCAGGGCGCTGATGAAGAAGGCAGACGTCTACTTAATCAATTACGAAAATCTGGAGTGGCTCGCCACCACGCTCCGCACCTACTACATCGACAAGGGGAGGCCGATCCCGTTCGACGGTATAGTGTATGACGAAATCAGCAAGACGAAGAACAGCAGCACCAATCGCGTCAAGGCACTCAAGAAGATTCTGCCCCACTTCATCTGGACAACGGGTCTGACCGGAACACCCGCCAGCAACGGATACAAAGACCTGCATGGACAATACTTGGTACTCGACCAAGGGGTGCGCCTGGGTACGTCCAAGACCGCTTTCAAGACCCGCTTCTACCGCAAGGAGGGGCCGTACAAGGAGGTTCCCTACAGTGACACCGAGGACACCATTAAGAAGCTGATCGGTGACATCACCTTGGAGATGAGCGCCGAGGACTACAACCCACTCCCTGACATGGTGGTCAATGATGTCAATATCGAACTGCCTGAGAACCTTCGCGCCATGTACGACAAGATGGAGAAGGACTTTTTCATCGCACTGGACAGTGGTCATGAAAAAGAGATGTTCAACCAAGCTAGTCTGACCAATAGTTGTCTCCAGTTCAGCAACGGCGCAATGTATCCAATCGCGGGGATGCCGCTATGGGAACCCATACACGATCTTAAGCTGGATGCGCTGGATGACATCATCGAGGAGTCTGCGGGTCAGCCGATCCTGTGCAGCTACGCTTACCGCAGCGATGCTGAGAGGATCATGACCCGGTTCAAAGACCTTGACCCGATCAACCTGACTGCGTGTAAGTCTGAGAAGGCGTTGAACGACGCAATGCGAAAATGGGCAAGCGGTGAATGTATCCTGATGATCGGACATGCAGCCAGCATGGGACATGGTTTGGACTCCCTGCAACATTACGGCCACACACTCGTCTGGTTCGGCCTGAACTGGAGCCTTGACCTCTATGAACAGTTCAACGCCCGTATCCGTCGCCAGGGGCAGGGGGTGCCGGTGATCTGTCACCGCATCCTGACCCTCGACACGCTTGACCAGGCGCAGGCTCTCGCGCTGAATGATAAGGCGACCACACAGAACTCCCTGCGAAACGCGATCAAGTCTTATAGGAATCTCAAAGAATCTAGTTGACACTGTGTTCCAAGTGTTAGACAATTGTGTCACTGACTAAGGAGAACCAAATGGACTTGATGACGCAAATGGCACTGAACGACTGGCAGAGTCTGAACAAGATGTTGTCCTCGTTCCGTGAAGACCAGGTCGCCGCGATGCTGGAGCATGAGCGCGGTGACAAGAAGCGTAAGGACGTTCTCAAGCGTCTGCACCAACGGGTGAGCAAGCTGCGTAGCGCCAGGGAGTGGGCTGAACTGGAGGCATCGCTGTGAGCGACATTGACGACGAAGAAGGCGGCTACTGCCCACAGTGCAGCGGCAGCGGTGAGGGCATGTACGACGGCTCACGCTGCACTGCTTGCGGCGGCAGTGGTGAGGTGTCCAGCGGCCCGAGTCGTGAGGATTACGTGGCGGATAAGGCCGACTACCTGAACGATCTGGCGAAGGATGAACGCTATGACCGACGCTGAGAAGCTGGAAGCACTCGCCAAGGTGTTCGCTGAACTGTGTGACCAGTTCCAGAAAGACCCGATGAAGTGTGAAGCGTACCGGGAGGCAGTCAAATGAGCCTTGCTGAGGAAGCTGCCATCAAGCTGGAGAGCAAACTTATCTCCTCTCCTGTCCCGGTAGCGGTGTTCTACCTTCACGGTTCTTGGGTGACGGTCAAGACCACTACCCGAGACTTCGAGCGAAAGATGAAGGCCACTCCTGAACGGCTGATGGGTATCTACGACATTCACGCCTCTGTGAGCGACATGACAGAAGATTTCGCAGCGATGGGGATGACATGAACAACCACTACGAGGAGGATCGTCTGCAATGCCAAGCCATGAGCGAGAAAACGAAGAAACGCTGCTCCTTGATCGGAACCCATTCATCAGGCGACAAGGTGTTATGCCTGCGCCACCATCAGATTGCGATACGGGATCGCGCCAACTCGGTTCCGTTGAAGAAATCATCATCGACTCAGTAACACAACGCACCAGAGAATTCATACTTAGGAGAATACCGAAATGAGTACCATCACAATAACCGTACCCGGCGAAGAATTTGAAAACCTGTCCATCGAATTGTCCGCTGAGGAGGTCACGGCGCTCTACAAACTCCGCAAGGATCAAACGGCGAAGGTTGCTGAACTGGAAAAGAAGCTGACCGATCTGGAGCGGAACAAGAAATACTCGGAAGATAAACTTACCATAGCACATGAGGAAATCAGCCACGCCAACGTGCTTCTAACCGCCCTCGGTATCCAAGAGAAAACCGCCGAGGAAGAAGCGTATTACCGCAAACCCCTGCCGGTGGCGACCCGCATCGCTCTGTACATCGCTACATCACGCATGACCTAACCAAGGAGAATACCGAAATGAGCGCACCAAACACCATCACCATCACCATCGACAACGTGAAGTATGTCCGCGAGGACAGCGTTATCCAGAAACCCAACGGTAACCGCGCCATCATCGTCGTGGATCGCGGCTGGATTTTCGCTGGTGACGTTAACCGCGAGAACGGACGCATCAAGTTGTCCCGCGCCCTGCACGTTTTCAAATGGGAATCTGTCGGATTTGCGGGGATGATTGAGAACACCAAGAAGGCCGACCTCCGCAAGATCGCTGACGTCGACATCCCCGAAGATGCCGAAATCTTCTGCGTTCCAGTGAGCGCGTCATGGGGGCTATAACAAGACCTGTCGGCAACGGCAACGGCTACGGCGACGGCTACGGCTACGGCTACGGCTACGGCTACGGCTACAGCTACGGCGACGGCTACGGCTACGGCTACGGCTACGGCTACGGCTACGGCTACGGCTACGGCTACGGCGACGGCGACGGCAACGGCTACGGCTACGGCGACGGCTACGGCTACGGCAACGGCTACGGCTACGGCTACGGCTACGGCACGGTCAGGTCAAGCAAGCGGAGACGTCCATCGTGAAAGCCGACCGCTACGTGTTCTACACCTGCATCCTCATAGCAGGCTTCCTGCTCGGCCAGTGGTCTGTGCCTGAAGCGAAGCTTGGCGCGTGTGTCGAGATGCCGGGCAAGGTGCGATCACTGTCGCAGGATCAGGGGGCGTGGATTAAGTTCTACCGGAGCAAAGCGCAATGACCTCCGCACTTAAACTGGCTAAGGAATGCGGCATACGCGACAACATCCATGACGATGCCGCTATGGATTACATCAGCAATGCACGGATTGAAACCTTCTACCGTCGCGCTCAAGCACAGGCGTTGCGGAAGGCTGCTCGTATGTGGTCAATCTTTGGGACGATCACCACTGACTACGGGAGCACAAGTACGGAAGTGTGCAGGGCAGACAACATCATCAGAGCAGCCGAGGAACTGGAGAACCAGAAATGATCTCAATCGCAACAGCATTCCTGATGATCCTCGCCGCTCTCGGCGTGGGGTTGCTTGTCGGCTGGATAATTTGGGGAGACTTGGCGTGAACGTCATCCAACTGGTCACGTTCGCCTTGAAGCAAGAGGGCTACGACGGGTTACAACAGAAGTTCAGCGACTGCGCCTGCGAGATTGGCGACATCGCACCTTGCGGGAACATTGGACACGATTGTTACGCCGGCTACCGATACTGGTGCGAGGATGCAGACTGCG